GATTATTGGATTATCTGCGTTCTGCCAATCTGTCTCATGTTTGACTAACTTCTTACGCCCGTTCTCAACTGATACCTCTAGCGTATCCCCTTCGTAAACAACATTAGCAGTAACGTCTTTCACCTCTTGCAAATCTTTAGTAACTTTAATGGTCCCAAAATAAGACATTCTCAATTGGACGTCAGAGCCATATTTGATAAAGTAACATTGCTTTTTAGCCGGGCTTAGTCCTTGGGTTACCATTTCTAATAACGCGTTATAAACGCTGTCTTGAGTGCATTGCTGGAGCAAATTCCCACTGTTGGAGTTTTTTAGAGCATAATATGCTGAACTCAGTGCATTGCTAACGCTATAATTCGGTGCGATTAGGAGTCCTTCGCCCTTCATTGCTTCGATTCGTGTTGCAACATTTGATGTAACTTGCTTCTGTGTTAGTTCGTTTGTCATTTTCTTCTACCTTTCGTCTTCTTCAAATTCCAATTTTCACGCTTCAAGCGTCTGTTTGCGTTTTGCAATTTCAAAATAATATTTTGTTGCTCGTTGATAATTTCTCCAAGTTCCTGACCAAGATGAATATACTCGGCTCTCCAATTGTCGATTTCTTCGTGTAGCTCCTGAATCATATTTCATCACCTACATATCGATACTGACCGCATCCAATATACACATACTCGCTTGGGTCGCGTTCTTCCCTGGGTTCAGGCGGTTGCATCATATCTCTGTCATTATCAAACATGAGCATACACCTTTCCGAGTTCCAGAACTCGCTTCACATATCTAGCCTTGGATGTTAGCCCAAGATCCAGTAATTCGTTTTTTTCTTCATGATTGGCCAAAAGCCATACACGGTTTTCAAGTTCAATTCTAGTCATTAGCGTCTCCTTTGCTCTATCACAAATACTTTGCATAGCGTGCTCTTCGTGGTTCTGGCAAAGCTAACGGTTCAGGACGCAAGCCTACAGGCGGTTCGTTGTCGTAGGTAAAACCAGGAAATGGACGACGGATATTCTTGCGAATTTCTTGCCATTTGTCATCTCTACCACGTTCGAATGCGTGATTGTAGCCTTGGATAATCATAGACGCAAATTCTTGCTCTGCTCGTATTTCTTCTTCCTTGCGTTGTTCCTGCAATTTGATATGACGGCAAGCCCCTGCAAATCCAATCAGCAAGGCTCCAACCCCCATTAGCTGGTCTAAAATCGGTGGTTCAAACATTTTTATCTCCTTATGCTCTTAATTTTCGTACTTCTTTCTCCAACTCCAAAATCTCATAAACATCATTGATATCGTACATAATATCTTTCCCTTGCTTACGAAATCTTAAGCCTTTACGTTCTAACTTCTTAACATAGGCATGAGTGAAGCCAAACTTCTTCATCAAAGCCTGTTGATTGATTGGCATGCGATCATTCTCTAACTGCTCCTTGACCTGCTTTTCAGCAAAGACCAGTAATTGATTCGTGAACAATTCAGCACTTTCGCCGTCCAATCGTAATTGTAACGTTATACCTTCCATTTTTTACATCCTCTCAACTATGCGGGCAAGCATTTTTGTGATATAATGGTTTAAATTGTTTTAGTATGCGCCTGATTACCGTCAGGTGCTTTTTTGTTTTATCTTAGTTCATCTATGCTGACTTCCAGTGCATCAGCAATTTTGCACATATTCTTAAAAGAAATACGCTCGGTTTTAATATTTCTGATTGTATTTGGACTGATACCAGCTTTTTCAGCTAATGCCTTCTGTGTCATCCCTTTTTCAATCAACAAATGCTTAAACTTCTTCCACATACATTGTTCCTTTCCCAATATATTGTGTTTCAAACATATAAAAACACTAGATATTGTTATTTAATTTAGATTATGCTATAATCATTCTTGACTAAGACCTCTCCCGTTTTAGTCAAAATTGCAATAGAAAGGAGAAGATAGCATGGCAAATACTCCAATAAAACCTGGAACAGATAATCAACCTGCAGGAACTTATATCGAAAAAGGTCCTCGTGGCGGCAATGTACCTGGTGGCCGTGTCGTTCATATCGATAAAGGCGACAGATTACCACCAACTCAAAAACCAGGTAATGGTTGGGTTAAACAATAATCTGATCACTCTACGCATCTAAACGGATGCGTTTTTTTGATAAACAAAAACTTTTTCCTAAAATATCAATTTGAAGCCATGCTTCAGCATAATATCGTCCTTTTTCTTTATACTTTGTAATATAATGGTGAATCATTTCATTCCTCCCACCTAAAGGCTAGTCATAATTTGGTCTTAGCCTTACAACATATCCTGTAGCAGTAGTTACATCATCCAATGTGACTTCTGCTATTTTTTTCGCTCCATCCTCTGTTTCAACAATTAGCCGTGTATAAAAGCGACTATCTAAAATGTTCATCAGATTTGGTTTGAAACTATACGGATATCGTCTTGGTCTCATTTCTTTCTCCTTTGTATTTATTTTTTCTACCCTCTCTTTTATTTATTAAGAGAAGTAGGACTTGTTGTTAGTTAATATTTATTGTTATTTAATACTTGTTGTTAGTTAATATTTATTAGTGCCTAAATTTTCTGATTTGTAAAATACAGATTTGTAAAATACAGATTTGTAAAAATCGGAAATGTAAATTCTAGCCTGTGGATAACTTAGATATACTTTCATTCAATCTCTGTTTCATGATTTCAAATTGAAAATCGGATATTTTTACATCTGAGAAAAATCTGAAAACACGAACTCCTTTACCACGTCCCATGCCTTTTTTTACAATTCGTAGGTATCCATTTTTTTCTAATATTTTGAAGTAGCTATCAACTGTGTCTCGACTAACACCTTTTCGTTTAGCTATTTCTTCTGGATAGACTTGCCAGTTTGGGTGATTAGCCAGCACCACCATCATAATGCCAACAGCTGTAAAATCCATCGCAGGATCATTAATGAAACTATTACTAACAGCTGTATAATCATCGGTTGGATTCCTGAAAGATGAATTGACAATCTAAATTTTTAAAGTCTGTCATACGCTCTCCTTTCTCTTCTCTTCTCTTGTTTTCAATCATTCTTTCTCCTTTACTCTTCAAACTTTTCCCACGACTCACTGATTCGCAATTTTTTATTAATGCGAAGCTTCAAGTCATCACTTCCTTTACCATCTTTGAAAAGTTGCGTGATAGCTGACGGACTAACACCTACAACGATAGCCAAATCCGTTTGCGACCACCCACGTTTTTCAATTCGCTCTTTTACAAGCTCAATCCATTTACGATGTTGTTGGCTCATGTAACCCTCTCCTTTTTAATTAGTTAAGTTAAAGAGTTAGTAAATTATTTCATAAAACTCTTGACAGCTTTTAGCGTATCTGCTAAAATGAAAGCATAATTAAAAACCTTGATAAAACCTTATATCTATCAACTTGCTCGCTCGCTAAAGCTATTTATTTTTAGATAAGTTTTAACTTCGTTTTTTACTAACTCATTAACTTACAAAAACTATTTTAGCGTAAACGCAAAATAATGTCAACTAATTTTTGCGTATTTTATAAAATATTTTTTGTCATGTCTTAGAAAGGCTGATAAATCAATGTTTTCTACTTTTGAAATCGTAAAAGATTTATGTGAAAAACAAGGGATTTCGCTAAATACTTTAGAAGATAAACTAAAGCTAGGCAAAAATTCTTTGTATGGGTTGAAGAGGAATCAACCTTCTGCCGAACGGCTACAACAAATCGCCGACTACTTCAACGTATCCACAGACTACCTGCTCGGACGAACGGATAACCCTGCTATCGCTGGGAGTGATGAATTTGCTCAAGTAAACGGACAAATCATAGACTTACGCAAAGCAGCAGCCAACACTATGTTATTTGACGGGAAACCACTAAATGAAGATGATATCGACTTCATCACATCCGTCCTATCCGCCCACTTCAAAAGCAAAGGAGAACGCTAATGACTATCACTATCAACTTCACAGAAAAAAATTCCTACATCACGGACTACCTAAACAAACACGGTATCGACACAACGACCATGGATTTTGACGACTTCATGGCACTCATGGAAGATATCGAAGACGCACGAGCAGCCGACCAAGCCTATATGGAGTATTTAGCCGACCCAGTTACTTATACCATGGATGAGGTCTTGGATGAACTAGGACTAACTCGAGAGGATATTGCTTAATGTATCGGCTAGATATTGATAAAAAAGCTCTCAAGCAACTTAAAAAACTAGATACCCCAACCAGAAAACAAATCCTATCCTGGCTTGCTAAAAACATTGAAAACACGACCAATCCACGACAACATGGAAAAGCATTAAAAGCCAACCTTGCAGGTTACTGGCGATACAGAGTAGAGAATTACCGCATCATCTGTGATATCCAAGACGATAAACTAGTCGTCCTAGCCGTGGAAATCGCCCACCGCAGAGATGTTTATAAATAACGAAGGAGAACTATGACACTCGCTAAACTCTGCGAAGAATATCAAGTAGAACTTTGTCTCTTCGACGGTTCAAACTGGCACAGTAGCGGTTTCTACAATCCAGACACAAACGTACTCGCTATTGACCACAACTTGACTCCTGAACAACAAATCCAAGTCGCCCTACACGAACTTGGACACAAAGACCACACACGCTCAGAGTACCAGAACGCCCGTCTACGCTGTGAAAACGAAGCTGATAGGAATATGATCCATCATCTCGTAAAAGACGCACTAGAAAACTTAGACGACCCCAAAGAGTTTGATTACCTCAAATTCATGTCTTACTACAATCTAAAAACCGTGACAAATGAAATCATGGTCAAGGAAGAATATTTAGCATTAGTAAATTAAAAAAGGAGGAAAATAATGAAAGAAATAATTTATTTAGATACCAAACTTGTCAACTCATTGTTGGCTCAACAAAACTCTGGTCTGATAACAAAATTAGTGAATGAAGATGGAGAAAGCGACGCTAGAACTGAAGGAAGTACAGAGCAAACAACCACATCCAGTGACGTTGGCCTCTCTGCTCTATTAAAAGCAACAGGAAGCTATTCTAATACTAATGTTGATAGTTACAATTTTGTATTTTCTAAGTCAAATAAAAATCTAGTAGAAACCGCTCTTGATGATTATTCATTAGATTTGCTTATCACTGGTCTTGAGGCGAAAAATCTTATAAAACATAGCGATTACCAAGATGGTGATCTAATTTCTACATCTGGAGAGTTAACTGTTTTTAACTTTGAGCAATTAGCAAATACAAGCGATTTAGAAGAAATAGAATTCTTACTCCCTGGATACGATGAATTTAGATCGCTGAAGTCAGAATATGGAAAAATAAAAGGAAAAGGAAAAGAAAAAGAAAAACATCTGCGTAGAGCTAAAGAAATTCAAGAAGCACTATCAACAAACGGTTGGAATATTTTTGAAATGATAAAACATATTTCGGTGTACTTGAAAAAATTATTACCTGAAACAAATCTAATCAAAATCAGCAATACATTCAGTATACTTCCTCTTGAATTTCTTAGAGTTCAAAGTGTCCAACTGAGTTTTATGCAACATGGAAAGAGAAAAATAAAAATGCTAGGCATCTGCTCATCAACTTTTGACGAACAAGTACCTAGCGACTTCTCACATATGGAAGATAGTAATTTGATGTTAAAATACGCTCCAACAACTATTTTAAATATTATACTTGGTTCTTTTGGGATGATAGACAAGGCTGACCACCTAGTAAGACCTATTGCTATTTATTTCGAGGACTAAATAGATGCCCATAGCGCTGATTAAAACACTCTCTTTTTAAAGCGAGTTCTTCCTCGCCTGTTTTAATATCCATGCGGACTCTATCGGCAAATTCATTGTGGCGCAATTCCATTTCTTTTTTAGATTGCTCCATCTTTTGACGCTGTTGATTGATGTGAGTAAAAAAAGAAAACATATTATCGCACCACCTTTCATCACTATTTTACAACGAACAATAGTAAAAATCAACTGTTTCCACTTTGGAAATAGTTGACATATAAAAAACGGAAATAAAGGAGAATACCCATGAAAAAACTACTGACCACATCAGCAATCTTGCTTACTGCTACAGTTCTAGTAGCATGTTCTAACAATCAATCGGCTACCAAAGATAGCTCGGAGCAACCAAAAACGGAGCAAACTAAAGCAAATGACAAACCTGCTTCTAAAAAGGCTACTAGCTTAGACGATTTTAAAAAAGCGCTAGAAAGCAATGGCTTCACTATCAAAGAAGAAATCTCAAAAGAAGCTAGTCTTATTCAAGCCGAATCAGGGAAAGGGTTCATATTAGAAGATGATACTGCTGTAGAGGTTTACGAATACTACGATAAAAACCCAATGTTTAAAGAAGCTAAGAAAGAAAAAGAGTTAATCGGACATCCTGCTTATATCTACGGAAATTATGTTGTTTTAGTGCTTAATGCTACAGACTCAAAAGATAAGATTTTAGAGAGTTTCAAAGGGTTTGAGTAGATTGTTGACAGCATTTATAAATTGAACTATAATTAAGTTACTTAGAGGCAAGCCCTCATAATTTTAGACTTTGCACCTTAGCGTGCCAGGGGAAGTAACTTAACCGTTGCTTCCCTTTTCAAAACCAAAAAAATCCCCACGCTCTCAAACTTTGGCGAGTCTGAGTGTGAGGATTTGACTTTCCATCAAGCAATGGAAAGGATGATAAAAAAATACAACTATAGTTTATCATAAGTTCTACACCTTTTCAACTATGCGGGCAAGCAATCGAAAAGAAAGGACTTTTTATGATAAAAAAATATATTACCAAAAAAGGAGAAACTAGATATCTCTTTCAAACATATCTGGGTATAGACCCTGCCACTGGAAAAGAAAAACGCACAACACGACGTGGGTTTAAAACCATTAAAGAAGCTAAAGCAGCCGAACGTGACCTTCTCTTAGATGTTGAAGAAAATGGTTTTTCAAACAATGAAGATTTCCAGAACCCTACTTTTGCTGAAGTCGCTGAGTTATGGCTTGATAGCTATAAGAGCACTGTAAAACCAACAACTTATCAGAATACTAAGAAGAAACTTGATGTTATGATTGACTCATATTTTACAGATATGAAGATTCAACAGATCAGTGTAGCTTATTGTCAGAAGGTTGCTATCAAGTTAAGTAATCGCTATATCCTATATGCCAATTACTACTCTGTAATCAGCCGTATTTTCAAGTATGCCACTTCTATTGACATCATTAAGTCAAATCCTTTAGACAAGATTATCAAGCCTAAAAATAGGCCATTAAAGGGCAAAGAAAACTACTATACAAAACAGGAACTAACCGAGTTTCTTAAAGTTTACAAAGCAAATTGCAAACCAGTAGACTACACTTTTTTCCACTTACTCGCTTTTTCAGGATTGAGAACTGGAGAAGCAATTGGCCTCATGTGGTCAGATGTTGACTTTGAAAATAAGTTGTTAAGCATTTCTCGCACGGCTGTCGTGATTGGTAAAAAACAAACTGTTCAGGATCCTAAAACCAAAAGGAGTAAGAGGGTTATCACCTTAGATGATGAAACTCTGAATGTATTAAAACTCTGGAAACGACAGCAAATAAAAGAATATTTCCAGGCTGGTGTGCCTTATAAACATGATTCGAATTATATTTTTACGAACAATGGCGGGGGATGGCTTTTAGCTGCAACTATGAAAGTGAAACTTTTAAGATTCTTTCGTAAACACAATAATCTTAAAAAAATTTCGCCTCACGGGTTTAGACATACGCACGCTTCTCTCCTATTTGAAGCTGGTATTACAGCCAAAATTATTTCGGACAGATTAGGTCATAATAATGTTCAAACTACCCTTGATATGTATACCCACATCAACGATAATCAACGTGTTGAAGTCGTTAATCAGCTCATGGATTTCATCCGCTCCAGCTAAAAGTAGTGTCGTATTCAATTTCGTATTCACTTTTACTTAACACGCTAGAAACCCACTGATTTCAAACGATTGGCAAGCTATGTACTATTTATGGTATAATGAAAGAATGAAATACCCAAAAATTGATTTAAAAACCGTTCGTCTGCAAGCCAGACAATTTCAGGCTGAAAATCCCCGCCTCTTTCTCGTCTATCTCTCACCTAGCATGCTAGTCATCTTGTCTGGCTTCCTCAATCCCTTAGAGCGCATTAACGAGTCTATTTTAGAACAATCCTTTTTAAACGTGCTTGGTCATGTATTCCAAGCCTATCTCTTTCCACTATTAGTCTCCTTTATCGGAGCTATTCTTCTAACCAGTTCCGTCTATACAACGCTGAAACTCATCCAGAATCCTGATACAGAACTATCAGTCAAAAATAGTCTCACTCTCTTTAACGAAAAGCACTTTTCACAAACCTTTTTGACCCTCCTTCTCAAACGTTTCTATCTCTTTTTATGGAGCATTCCTAGTTTACTCGGGATTTACTTCCTCTTTTACAGTAGCTTTCTAGCAAAGAAATTCGTTGCAATCCATCCTGAATTTCCTAATCTGGATCTCACGTCAATTGAAACCGAGCGTTTCCTCATGACCTTTGGTCTTTACTTCCTAGCAAGTATTTTCTTGATGATTGCGGGAAATAGTCTCTATATTCCACAATACTATGCCTATTCGCAGGTAGAATTTCTCCTCTGTGACACCCTAGACTTGGGACAAGCTAGACCAGGACAAATCCTTAAAACCAGCCGTTTCCTAATGAAAGGTTACAAATTTCAGCGCTTTATTCTAGACCTACAACTCCTTCCTTGGTACTTCCTCAATTGGATTACCTTTGGAATTGCTAGTTTCTCACTCCTACCCTACATTCAAATCAATAAAATAATTTTCTACCGAGCTGTACTGGCTCTAAAACGTCCAAAAGCTTGAAGGTTCTCCCTCAAGCTTTTTTCTATCAATGAGTTTCTCCGCCTACCAACTTGAGATCCTGATCTCCATGTTCTATAATGGCGCCGATTGCCGCTTCTATCCCTCGCCTAATATCCACTAAACTCATAGCTGGAGTGGTAGGTCGATTCACCACCTGTTCCATCATATAAGGAATATGCATAAAACCTGCCTTAACATGTGGAAATTTCTTTTCTATCAAATAGAGGGCCTGATACATCAAATGATTGCAGACAAAAGTCCCTGCCGTATTGGAAACAGAGGCCGGCAAGCCTTCTTTTTTTATAGCTTGAACCATCGCTTTAATCGGCAAACTACTAAAGTAGGCCGGAGCACCATCTGGGCGAATAGGAAGGTCAATCGGTTGATTACCCTCATTATCAGGAATCCGTGCATCATCTTGATTAATAGCTACTCGCTCAGGTGTCAAGCTAGACCTTCCACCTGCTTGGCCGATACAAAGGACAAAGTCCGGTTGATAGCGGTTCATCTCTTCTTCCAATACTTGAGCCGATTTGTGAAAGACTGTTGGCACTTCTAGCCAACGGACCTCAGCACCATGGATTTCAGCTGGTAAACCTTTAATAGCCTCCAAGGCTGGATTGACCTTTTCCCCTCCAAAGGGCTCAAAACCTGTCACTAATACTTTCATTTCTAACTCCTCAAAACAAATTCAATAAAACTCTTTTCTTAAAAACAAGTATAACATATTTCCCTTATTCTGGAGTGAAAAGGACTAGAGAGGATCAGACCGGCATTAAAAGAATAAAATACTGATCAAGGTCAAAATAGCTGGTCCACCTTGCTTCAAAATAATTTTCTTATCTGCTGTGAGAGAGCCATAAGCCGCAGCACCAATCACAAATAAAACAAAAATAGTCACAATTTCTAAATTCTGTGAGAAATAAATTCCATACAAGAGAAAGACTCCTAGCAAAGCATTATAAATCCCTTGATTTTTAAACAATGAACTTACTGACGGACGAGCCAGTTCTTCCTTGTCCATGTTAAAGACACGACTAGTCGCATCTGATTGCGTTGCAATACTTTCCAAATAAAAAATGTAAAAATGCTCCAAAGCAACAATCGTTGCTAAAATGATTGTAATAATTGACATCTATTTCTCCTTAAATTTCTATATTTTCAATACCCAAAACCAATTTATTTACTAAACGGCTGAGTTCTGTTCTTTCAGACTCTGTTAAGATACTTTCCATCTCTTCCTTAACCTTGATATGCTGCAGAGGCGGATTCACAACTAACTGCTCTTTGGCATACTTCGTAGCCTCCACCAACACTTCTCGCTGATTTTCAGGATTACGATGACGCTCCACCAAACCTTCCTTTTCCAGAATTTTGAAATGTCGGGTCAAAGCAGCCTGATCAATCTTCAAACGCTCCTGAACCGCTATTTGATTACAAGGGGAATGCTTCAGCAAAAATAATAAAATCTGATACCGTGTCAAACTAATCCCAAGTCTTTTTTCAAACAATTGCGTGCTCGCTTGCTCAGACAAGCGGAGTTGATAAAGTAAATCTTGAATCTCTAACATTTCTTCCTTCTTTCTGTTGACTTATCAATAGTTGACTAATCAAGTATAATACAAAGTAAAATAAATTGCAAGAATGTTGCTTCAATCATTACAAAATGGTAACTTCCATTCTCCATCCATATTGATACTCAATGAAAATCAAAGAGCAAACTAGGAAGCTATCCGTAGGTTGCTCAAAGCACAGCTTTGAGATTGCAGATAAAACTGACGTGGTTTGAAGAGATTTTCGAAGAGTATGACAAAGAAAAAACGAACGAGACTCGCTTCCTATCACGAAAGCTAGATCTCATTCGTCAAAATGATATTACCAAGTCTGGTTTATCCATTCATTGAAACGTGAACGTGGTCATAGTGGTTTTCTGT